GAGGCGAGTGGATATCCACTTGGCGGTGATCGAAAGACCGGCCTTGATGCCCTCGCCGGCCTTGATGCCCTCGCCGGCCTTGATGCCCCAGCCGGCCTCAATGCCCCAGCCGGCCTTGATGCCCTCGCCGGCCTTGATGCCCTCGCCGGCCTTGATGCCCGTGCCGGCCTCAATGCCCCAGCCGGCCTTGATGCCCTCGCCGGCCTCAATGCCCTCGCCGGCCTTGATGCCCGTGCCGGCCTTCGCAACAATATAGAGCTTGGCCCGGATGGCGGCGCTGAACCTCACCCAGCCCAAATCGGCGGCGATCTCGATGCCGCCGTCGAACTCCTGGGTGACGTCGATATCGCCCACATAGGCGTTCGTTTCGTCCAGGTCGGTCTTGTCGATGACAAGAACCTTCTGGCCGTATTTGGTTTCGATCTTCGTCATAATGTCCTCCTTACGCAGGGTGAAATCCCTTGCTGGAGCGCACCGGGGAGATGCGCTCGGGGAAGGGGTTCAGGGTTTTGTGGGACTGATAATCTTGGCTTTGATGGCGCCGTGGAGTTGAGTGGCTTTGCCGCTCTTATTGCTCCACGCCTGTTCGGCCATCTGCTTTGCGATGGCATCCCAATCGATATCGACTGCCAAGGTGACGGTCACATAGTCCTTGATCTTGCGATCATAAACACGCGCGGTCGGCTTCCACTGCTTTGCCATCTTTCTCTCCATCGTCTCGACCAGATCAGCCCGCTTGGGTGGCTGGTCGCCACAGCAACACGTTTGTTGCTCATATTGCTAATTTTAAATCAGCAATAAGGAGGTGTGTCAATTTAAAATCAACAGGATGCACGAAATTCCGGCTAACCCGTTGAGTGACGCACAAGTGACGCACTAGTGACGCATGGAAATCAGGTTTTTCCCTTTAAAATCATAGGGATCACTACAAGTGACGCACTTAACCCTAAAACTTTCAATATATGCGCGCGCAGGCGCCCACACATGCACATGCGCACATTTCGATAACAATGGGAAACTGCGTCACTTATGGCTAAGTCTTTGAAATACAAGAGAACCTATAGAATAGGGTGCGTCACTTTCCCGGGAATTCGGGTTTTCCCCGCCGTCTGCTCATTTTTAGGCACCAACCATCGCGCGGGAATAACGGGCCGGAAATTTAATAGGCTCGGATATACCCATGGCGAACCCTGGCGCACGCGGTCGCGGGCGTCCTCCCGGCGCTCTCAACAAAACCACCGCCTCAGTAAAAGCGGCGCTCGAAGAAGCATTTGACGGCCTGGGCGGCGTCCAGGCGCTCATCCGCTGGGCACAGTTGGAGCCGACCGAGTTCTACAAGCTCTACGCCAAGCTCCTGCCGGTGCAGGTGCAGGCGGACATGAAGCACACCGGCACGGTCAACATCATGGTGGAGACCGGCGTGCCGCGCGCACCCGACGATCCGGTGAGCGATGGTGGCAAGGATGAATAGCGCTTCCGCCGCTGTGATCGAGCGCGTCAGCCTGGGCTATGTGCCGCACGAGTGGCAGCGCGAAATTCACCTCAAGCTGCGCCGCTTCTCTGTGCTGGTGTGTCATCGCCGTTTCGGCAAAACTTTCCTCGCCATTGCCACGCTGATTGACGCAGCGCTGCGCACGACGAAGCCGAACGCCAGGTTTGCCTATGTGGCGCCGTACCTGAAACAGGCCAAGCAGGTGTCCTGGGATTACCTACGGCGGTTCGCCTATCAGGTGCCGGGCGTCAAGGTGAACGAGAGCGAGCTTTCGATCTCCTTCCCGAACGGCTCGATGATCCGCCTCTATGGATCCGATAACGGCGAGGCGATGCGCGGCATCTATCTCGATGGTGTCGTGATCGACGAGGTTGCCGATTGCCGGCTTGAGACGTGGCCCGAGATCATCCGACCGGCCCTCTCCGACCGCAAGGGCTGGTGCCTGTTCATTGGCACACCGAAGGGCATGGACCAGTTTTTCGAGCTTTATGAGCGGGCGCGGCGCGACATGAACGAGCCCGGCTCGCACTGGTATGCCGGCATGTACCGGGCCGATGAGACGGCGCTGATCGATGATGAAGAGCTGGCGGATGCGCGCAAGAGCATGTCGGCCAACCAGTACCGGCAAGAATTCCTGTGCGACTTCACCGCGTCGGCTGACAATGTGCTGATTACCATCGACGCGGTGTCCGACGCGGTCGCGCGTCACTATCGCCGTGAAGAGCTTGAGGCGTCGGTGCGCGTGATCGGCGTTGACGTTGCTTATACCGGCGAGGACCGGACGGCGATCATTCGGCGCCAGGGCCTGGTTGCATGGCCCCCCATCGTGCTGGACAATGCCGACCCCATGGCGGTCACCGGGCGGCTGCTCACCGAAATTGCCGCGTTCACGCCTGACGCTGTGTTTGTCGATGACACTGGCGGCTATGGCTCCGGCGTCGTCGCCCGGCTGCGCGAGTTGGGCCATACGGTGGTGGGTGTGCAGTTTGGCGGCAAGGCCGATGATCCTCGCTATCGCAACAAGCGCACCGAGATGTGGATGCGCCTGCGCGACTGGATCATGGAGGGCGGCAAAATCCCGGATGACCTGTCGCTGAAAAACGATCTGGTGTCGCCCACGTACAAAATCCCATCGACCGGGATCGTGGAGCTCGAGCCGAAAGACAAGATCAAGGAGCGCCTTGGCCGCTCGCCGGACATTGCCGACGCGCTGGCGCTGACCTTCGCGTTCAACGTGCAGCCGCGCACGCTTCGCGGTGCTCCCAACCATCACGCCGTACAGACGGATTACGACCCGTTTGCGAGGTGATGGCGATGATGTGTTTGATCGGTGGCGGTGGTGGGCAGCAGCAGGCCGATCCGGTTTTGCCGCCCGAAACAGCGGCAATGCGCATGCCGGATAGTGCGGCGGTGATTACCGCGCAGGGCCGGCGCGCCAGTGATCGCGTCCGGTCTGGCGCCAGGACGATCCTGACCTCGGGAAGTGGCGTGAGCGAATTCGCCCCGACCGAGAAAAAGACGCTGCTTGGTGCGTGACGGCCAGGCCATGACCGAACCCGGCGACACCTCGATCCGCAAGCGAGCCGAGCGGCGCAAGGAAGCGCTCAAGGCGTTGCGCCAGCCATATGAGGACCAGTGGAAAGAACTGGCCGAGAATATTGCTCCCAAGCGGCTGCGCCTCACCCTGAATAAAGGGCAGGGAGCGAAGCTGCGCGGTAAGATCATCGACAGCACCGGATCGTTCGCGCTGCGCACGCTGGCCTCTGGCATGCATTCGGGCATCACCAGCCCGGCGCGTCCTTGGTTCCGCCTGACCACGCTCGACCCCGAGATGCGCGAATTCGGCCCGGTGAAAGCCTATATCGACGCCGTGGAAAAGCGCATGCGCGAGATTTTCCAGGGCTCGAACCTCTACAAGGCTTTCCACTACGGCTATGGCGATCTCGGGCTGTTCGGGCAGTCCTGTGGGATGCTGGTGGAGAACCAGCGCACCGCCATTCACATGAACCAGTTTCAGCATGGTTCGTTCTGGCTGGCGCGCAACGCCGATGGCATTGCTGATACGCTCTGCCGCGAATTCTCGTGGTCGGTGGAGCGGATCGTCGCGCGGTTTGGGCTGGATCATGTCTCCTACCAGGTGCGCCGGTGCTATGACCGTGGCGATTATGACCAGCCGTTCACGATCAACCATCTTGTCCAGCCTCGTCATGACCGGGCCCCCGGCAAGATCGACAAGCTGAACAAGCCGTTCGCCTCGGTCTATTGGGAGGAGGGCGCGACCGGGCTCGATGAGCGCGACCGGATGCTGGAGATTTCCGGCTTTGACGAGAACCCCATCATTGCGCCGCCGTGGGAACTCCCGGCCGAGGATCACTATGCGACCGGGCCGGGCGAGGAAGTGCTGCCCGATGTGAAGATGCTCCAGACCGAGCAGCTCGATAAGGCGCAGGCGATCCAGAAGATGCATAAGCCCCCGATGAAGGGGCCCACCTCCATGAAGAGCAACCCCGCATCCCTGCTGCCCGGCGCCATCACCTATGTCGATGATCCGACCGGGCAGGGGTTCACGCCTGCGTTGCAGGTGAACCTACGCATCGGGGAGCTTCAAGCGGATATCAAGGATGTGCAGAGCCGCATTGAGCGCGGGCTTTATGCCGACCTGTTCCTGATGCTCGCCAATATGGAAGGTATCCAGCCGCGCAATAATTTCGAGATCGCAGAGCGCAAGGAGGAAAAGCTGCTCGCGCTCGGCCCGGTGCTCGAAAACATCTATGGCAACCAGCTCGCCCCGGTGATTGCCCGCACCTATGCCATCATGGAGCGCCGCGGGGAGTTGCCGCCCGCGCCGCAGGAACTGACCGAGCAGCGGCTGGAAATCGAATATATCTCAATGCTCGCCCAGGCGCAGAAGGCCGTCGCCACCGGCGGGATCGAACGGCTGTTCGCGTTTGCCGGCAATTTAGCAGCGGTCAATCCGAACGTGCTCGACAAGGTCGATATGGATGAGGGCATCGACCAGTACGCCGAGATGATCGGCACGCCTTCTGGGATTGTGGTTTCCGACGACAAGGTGGCCGAGACGCGCCAGGTGCGGGCCGAACAACAGGCGCGGGCGGCGCAGGCGGAGAATACCGCCGCCATGATGCCGGCGGCAAAACAGGGTGCCGAGGCCGCGAAGGTCCTGGCTGAGACGGACGCATCGACGCCCGGCACGCTGCTCCAGAAATTGGGGATCGCGTAATGGGCGAGGCTGTGCGCGTCGATATTCTACTGGAAGCGGCGAACCTGACCAATGGTGACCGAGATCTGGAATATGGCCCGCCAGCGGTAAACCTCGCGGCGGCGGGCGAATTGAAGGCGGTGTTCCGCAAGCACCTGCGCCGTGCCATCTCCCCTGGCGAGATGGAAGCCATCGACATGGTGCTGACCAAGATTGGCCGCGTTGCCACGGGGCCCCGGACGAAGCGCGACACCTATGTCGACGGCGCTGCTTATTTCGCCATCGCCGGGGAAATCGCCGCCATGGAGAATCGTGATGGCTGAGCGCCCTCCTTTTATCTCCCAACCATCTGGCGGCGAGAACGATCAGGCGATGCTCGACTTGGAGGCGGTTCTGAACCTGCCCCAAGGGCGGCGGTTCGTGATGGCCGTCATCGGACGGTGCGGATTGTATCGATCCGCCCAGACGATGGACCGGGACGCCACGAACCACCGGCTTGGCGAGCAGAACATCGGCCTATGGCTGGTGGCGCAGTTAGAGCGGCTGGACCCGACTGCATATCCCCGGCTGATGCTGGAGCAGGCGAGGGACGAGAAAAAGGAGACGGTCCATGTTTTGGACGAAGGGTAAAGGCTGGTGGAATTCGCCCGTGATGGCGCCCGACGACGAGGGTGCCGGCGGTGGCGATACTGGCGCTGGTGCCGAGGGCGCCGATGCTGCCACGGTGCTGTATCCCGACGACAAGCCGGCTGGTGGCGAAGACGGCGCGGTTTCTGACGCCGGTATTGCTCAGAAAAACGCAACGGATGAAGCGAGCGACGATAGCGACGGAAGCGCCGACGAGGGTGCCAATGGCGCCGACGAAGGCGAGGGTGAATGGAAACCCTATGTCGATGACCCCGCCAAGACCAAGGAAGAAAACGACGCGGCCCGCCTCGAAAACGACCTCAAACACCCGATCAACCAGGTGCCCGAGGATGGAAAATATGACCTGACCATGCCTGAGGGCATCGAGGTCGATCAGCCCCTTCTCGACGCCATCGGTCCGGTTTTCAAGGAACTGAACCTTTCGCGCGGTCATGCCCAGATGCTGGCCGACAAGTTCATCGAAGCCCAGACCGCCGCCGCTGCCCGGCGCGGGGAAGATTGGGCCAAGACGATCAATGGCTGGGCGGATCAGGCGCAGAAAGACCCCGATATGGGCGGCGCGAAATGGGACCAGACCAAGACCCATGCGCTCGCTGCGGTGACGCGGTTCGGGACGCCCGAGCTCAAACAATACCTCGAAACTTCCGGGGCGGGGAACCACCCCGAAATCATCCGGCTCATGGCCAAGGTCGGCGCCATGATCGGTGAGGACGTGCCGGCCATCAGCGAAAATCCGGGGGTGCCTGTCGAGAAAGACAAGGCGTCGATCCTTTATCCGGATGACAAACCGAAAGGTAAATGACGATGGCTGTTCTTTCGAGCACCTATCTGAACCTCATCGACGTTCACAAGGCGAACGACCCCGCCATCGGTGAGGTGATCGAAGTTCTCAAGCAGCAGAACCCGATCCTTGACGACGCGATGGCGATGGAATGCAACGATGGATCGCAGCACAAGCACGCGATCCGCACCGGCCTGCCGACGCCCGCTTGGGGTCGGCTCTACCAGGGCATTCCGCAGTCCAAGTCCAGCCAGCAGGCGGTAACCGACACCACGGGTTTCCTCGAAGCCCGGTCGGCAGTGGACAAGCGTGTCCTGGAGCGGGCGAAGAACCCGGCCCAGATCCGGCTCAATGAGGCGGCTGCGCACCTCGAAGCCATGAACCAGGAAATGGCGTCCGGTATCTTCTACCACGACACCGCCACCACGCCCGAGAAGTTCAAGGGTCTGTCGGCGCGGTTCTCGACCAAGGGCGGAGGCGGCGCGGGCAACCAGATTATCGACGCGGGCGGCACTGGTTCGGACAACACGTCCATCTGGTTCGTGACCTGGGGCGATCATGCCTGTCATCTGCTTTATCCCGAAGGCTCGAAGGCCGGCCTCATCCGTGAGGACAAGGGTGAGCAGCGTGCGACCGATGACCAGGGCAACCCCTTCTACGTGAAGGAAGAACTGTTCACCTGGCACATCGGCATGGCCGTGAAGGACTGGCGCTATGTCGCGCGCATCGCCAATATCGATGTTTCGGACCTCATGGCCGGCAACGTCGATCTCTACAAGTATATGCGGCAGGCCTACTGGAAACTCCAGAGCCGGCGCCAGATCGGCAAGGCCAGCCGTATTGCCGTCTATGCCAACCGCGATGTCTTGGAAGCCCTCGATGGGTTGCAGGTCGGCGGCACCGGCACGGCCGCCAATGAATTCCTGCGCATCGTGCCCAAGGAACTCGAAGGCCAGGAAGTGCTCACCTACCGCAATTTCCCCCTGCGCGAAACCGATGCGCTGCTGAACACCGAAGCGCGCGTCATTTAACTATACTGCTAATTTTGAATTAGCACTCAACAGCGATGGGCGCGAATGGTTGCGCTCATCACAACCCCGGTTCCTGAGGAAAGGAAACCAAGATGATTTTCGACAAAACGCTTCTGTTCTCCGATGCGCAGGCCATTACGGCGACAGCCGCTTCCACCAATGCCCTGGACTTCGGCGCCATCGGCAGGGTTTACGGTCACGCCGCCGATCTCGAACGCGATGTGGCCCGGTCGGTGAAAATCCCGCTGTTGGTCCAGGTGGTCGAGGCGTTCGATAATCTGACCTCGCTCAAGATCGATATCGAGCTCGACAGCACCACCACGTTCACCCCGGACAAGACGATCACCATCGGCACGTTCCTGCTGGCCGATCTCAAGGCTGGCTTCAAGGTGCTGTGGGTACTTCTGCCCCAGGGCTTGTCCCTGCGCTATGCGCAGTTGAAATATACGGTCACCGGCACCGCGCCGACCGCTGGCAAGATCACGGCTGGCATCGTCGCTGCCGTCGATGGCTCGGGGGTCTGAGCCATGAAAGTTCGCGCTATCAAGACGGGTTATTATGCCGGCAAGCGCCGCGACCCGGATACCACCGACGCCGAATTCATCCTGACCGACGCCAGGCACTTCTCCAAAAACTGGATGGCACCCATCGGCTGGACGCCGGGCGGCGATCCGCTCGACCATGATGGTGACGGCAAGAAGGGCGGGGCGAAGAACACCGATACCGGGCTCGCCGGCATGACGGTGGAGCAGCTTCGTGCCCTGGCCGTTGAACGCGGCGTCGACCTCACCGACCTCAAGAAGAAGGCCGATATCATCGCTGCCATCGAACTCGCCACCGATGGCGAGAACAGCGACGGCGCCCATGACAGTGGCGGCGCCGGTGGCGGGGATCACGACGAGGGTAACGGCGACATCTGACCGTTCCGCTCGCGGTCAGTAGGGCGCTCCGGCTTGCGTCGGGGCGCCCATCGAAACCCACCGGGGACTTGGATCATGAAAACGACTGTCACTCTTTTGAGCGGGGCTGATGCGACTGGCCCCGATGTTCTGCTGCAAATCCCCGGCGATTATTGCTTTGCCGTTGCCGGCACCTTCGGCGGGGCCACGATTGGGTTGGAAATGCTCGGCCCGGATGGCGCGACCCATATCCCTATCGAGGATGCGAGTGGGGCCATTGCCCTGACCGCTGCCGGTGCGATGATCGTTTCGCTGCCCGAGGGGGCATATCGCGCCGTTGTCGCGGGCGGCTCGGGCGCGTCGATCTTCGCAAATCTGCGGTCTGTCTGATGCTGGTTCGCCCGGTCGGTCGCAAGGTAGGGCGAGGGATTGCGCGGCCGATGGTCCTGTCGTCTGCTTCGGCTTACGACCCCGATGCCTCGGCCCTATTCGCCCGCTTCGCCACGCCACCGACATCAGAGCGCAAGGCTGCGATCAACAAGGTCATCGTCGCCCTAAAGGCTGCTTCTGTGTGGGAAAAGCTGGACGTGCTGTATGTGCGGGCGGCAGCGGATAGCCAGGCGGCGCGGCTGAACTGGAAGCAGGACCAGTATAATAGCACGGCGGTTTCCAGCCCAGCGTTCGCTCCAGACCGGGGCTTCACGCCGGATGGTGCCGCTTCGTATCTGTCCAGTGGTTTCAACCCGGCCGTGGCCACCGGCGCATTGTTCTCCCAAGACGACGCTCACATGGGAGCGTGGCACCTTACCGACCTGTCGAATGGCGGCTCCACAAGCTACGACCTCGGAAATGGCAATTCCCGCGTCAGCAATTCCGCATCAGCCAACACAGCGCTGCGCGGCAATATGGATACCTCCATCAGCCTCTCCGGCGACGACTACACCAAGCACAAAGTCTGGACGCGTGATGGGGCGACCTCCTGGCGCTACTTCAACGATGGCGCGGTCGTGGGTGGCAACCCGCGCACCGATGCCTCTGTGGCTCTCACCAACTTCGAGTTCGGGACCGGCCGCGTCTTGTCAAACGGCTTTGGCCTCAACACCGAAGCGATTTCCCATTGGGGCGCATCCCTCTCGCCCGCTCAGGTGCTCGCCATGCGCGATGCGTTTTCCGAGTATCTCCACGCAGTAGGAGCCATTTGATGGCCACGCAGAATTTCTTCGTCATGTCCGCGTCTCAGCGCATCATTGCCATGGGATACAATCAGGGTGCCGGTGGCGTCGCCATCGATCCCCGGCTCATCGACAGCCCCACGCCCGGCGCCGGCATCAACACCAATCCTGATGCTGACGGCTATGATGTGGGCGATCCCATCTCCCTGGCCGGCCAGTACGTGGCGCCCGTGCGGATCGTCAATGATCCGGAATATCAGCGCGAGGTGCCCGACATGGTGGCGTTTCTGCTGACGCTGCCCTCTGCGATCCTTGAGGTCGAGACGATTTTCCTTCCGCCGCCGGAAGATTAAACGGCGCTATTTTCAGCGCCAACCATCGGACCAGAGGCTTACCGCGAAAGGTGAGCCATGACCTCCAAAGTTTCGATCTGCAATCTGGCGCTGGCGAACGTCGCAGCGAACCCGATCAGTTCCATTGACGAGGCAAGCGCCGAGGCTCGGGCTTGCCGCCTTTTTTACGATCATGCGCTTGATGCATTGCTCCAGCGCTATCCGTGGGAATTTGCAGGATCAACCCAAGCGCTTGCCGAGGTCATCAACACCAAGCCCAGAAAGTGGGGCAAGGCGTTCCGACGCCCCTCGGATTGCCTCAAGGTTCGTCGCGTCACCGATGAATTGATGTTGGATGACACCGACGCCATCGGCGTGCCGTACGAGGTCGAGGGCGAGGTGATCTTTACCGATCTGCCGGTGGCGTACCTCAAATACACGTCCCGTCAGGCCGATCCCACGAAGTTTCCGCCGCTGTTTGTCGAGGCGCTGAGCTGGCATCTGGCTGTCAAACTGGCCATGCCCCTGACGCGCGATCCGAAGATCAGGGCCGATGCCTTCCAGCTTGCCGAGCGCCTGACCGGCTCCGCGGAAGTGGCCGACGCCAATGAAACCCGCACCAGCATGGATACGCCGGTCGCGGCTCTGGAGGCGCGGAAATAATGGGCGAGGTTGTCACGCTGCCGGTCATTACCTGCCTGCCCATTGCGCCGGACCGGGTGATTGGATTTGCGGCTGAGCAGAAATTTGAGCGCGTCATGATTATCGGGGTGACCGAAGAGGGCGCGGAATACTTCGCCGCCTCTAACCCTGACGGTGGGGTTGCGCTGTGGGACATGGAGCGCGCCCGCCACAAGCTGATGCAGATTGCGGATGAGGGTGAAGAATGACCGTCATGCGCGGATATCAGCCCTCGTTCACCGCCGGGGAGCTGAGCCCCGCACTGTGGGCCCGCGTCGATCTGGCGAAGTATGCCACCGGCCTCAAGACGGCGGTGAACCTGTTCATCCATGCTCATGGCGGCGTCTCGAACCGCGCCGGGCTGGAATTCGTCACCGAGGTGAAGGACAGCACCAAGCTCGCCCGGCTGATCCCATTCCAGTTCAATACCGAGCAATCATATATCCTGCTGCATGGCGACCAGAATTGCCGAGTGATCCGCGATGGCGGCGTAGTGCTCGACGGCGGATCGCCCTATGAATTTGCCACGCCGTATTCGGATACCGACGCGCAGAGCGTGACGTTCATCCAGGAAGCGGACGTGATGTATCTCTGCCATACTGGCCATGCGCCGCGAAAACTCGGGCGTTTGGCTGACACCAATTGGCAGCTTACGACGCCGACCTTCGCCCCGGCCATCAGTGCCCCGGCCAGCGTTTCAGCGTCCGCCATCGTGGGATCGGGCGGCACGACATATCACTACCGTGTCGCGGCCATTGCAGAGAGCGGGGAGGAAAGTCTTCCATCCGCCATTGCATCGGTGGCCAACAATCTTTCGATTGCCACCTACAAGAACCGCGTCACATGGTCGGCGGTGGCCGGTGCCGTTCGATATATCGTCTATAAAGAGGATAATGGCGTTTACGGTTATATTGGCGGCACCGAGGGAACGAGCTTCGATGACGAGAATATCGCTCCCGATTTGGCGGATGTCCCCCAAAAGGGCACAAATCCTTTCGACGGTGCGGGGAAGTATCCCCGAGTTGCCACTTTCGTGGATCAGCGGCTCGCCCTGGCTTCGACGCTGAACGAGCCTCAGGCCGTTTGGCTGTCGCAATCGGCAAACTATGAGAATTTCGGGCGCGCCTCGCCAGCCAAGGAAAGCGATGCAATCACGTTCCGCATTCGCTCGAAACAGGTCAACGAGGTTCGTGGACTGATCGCCTACAAGGGTCTGATGGTGCTGACCAGCGGCGGCGAGTTCATCGCATCGGGCGCTGATACCGAATATCTGACCCAGGCCGTGCGGGTTGTCCCTCAGGGCTATCGTGGCTGTTCTGAGGTCCAGCCGATCATCGTCGGCAACACGGTGCTGTTCGCGCAGGAGCGCGGTGGCGTGGTGCGCGATTTCTCCTACGAATTTGCGCAGGACAGTTTCGTTGGCAAGGATTTGACGATCCTGGCGCGCCACATGTTCGAGGGCCGCGAGATTAAGGCCTGGGCCTATGCGCAGGCGCCATATTCCATCGTGTGGGTCGTGCTGGATGATGGGTCTCTGGTCTCGATGACTTATATGAAGGAGCACGATGTCTGGGGCTGGACCCGCCAATATACCGATGGCGTGTTCGAGGATGTGGCGGTGATTGCCGAGGGCAAGGAAGACGTGCCCTATTTTATCGTTCGGCGGGAAATCGAAGGGGTGCAGAGGCGCTATGTGGAGCGGCTGCACACGCGAGCGTTTGTGGGGATCGAAGAAGCGTTCTTCGTGGATAGCGGGCTGAGTTACAGCGGCGCGCCGATCTCCGAGATATTCCTGCCGCACCTGGCCGGCAAGCCGATCAAGGCGCTGGTCGATGGCAATGTCATGCCGCCGCTCACGGCAGAAGCCGGGACGGGCAAGGTGGTGCTGCCCGTTTCTGGCTCGGTGATCCATGCCGGGTTGGGCTATGAGGCAGAGATTGAAACGCTCGATCTCGATATGGGGCAGGTGCCAGGGATCGGATCGGTGCAGGCGCGATGGAAATCCGTCACCGAGGCCACGCTGCGGGTTGAGCGGACGCGAGGCATCTGGACCGGGCCGGCGCGCGATAACCTGCTCGAATATAAGCAGCGTGCTGGCGAGGCATGGGACAAGGCAATCCAGGCCTATACCGGAGACATCTCGATCAAGCCGATGTGGGAATGGACCAAGGGTGGCTCCACCTGGGTAGTGCAGAAAGACCCGCTGCCCATGACAATTTTGTCGATCATGCCCGATTTCTCGGTGGCCCGATGACTAAGGTTGAGGTTGTGCCGGCCGTAACGGTTGAGGTGGTGCCGCCCGTGACCGTCTCCGTTCTGCCGGCTCGGTATGAGCATATCGCGCCCATCGCCATCCATATGCGCCAGGCGGATCGGGATGAGGTGATGGCGCTGGGCGGGCACACGCCATTCGAGGCGCTGGAGATGTCGTTCGAGAAATCAGCCGAGGCCTGGACGTTCCTGCTCGATGGTGAACCGGCCGGCATGTTTGGTGTGGGCACCCTGAATATTTTGACGCGCAAAGGCTCCGCCTGGCTGCTGGCCACCGATCTGGTCGATGAGCATTGGCGCGTGTTCCTGCGCGGATCAGTGTTTTGGCGCGACCAACTATTGAGCCGCTATGACACGCTGGCGAACCTGATCGACGCAAGGAACCGGAATTCCATCCGGTGGCTGCGGTGGCTGGGGGCAGAGATCAGTGACCCGATTGCCCAGAAGGGCGGCGGCGTGGTTCGGCTTTTTGAATTGAGGCGATAGAGATGTGCGAGCTAGCCACAATTCTGACAATCGGCGCCACGGTGATCGGGGCGGTGGGGCAAATTCAGGCCGGGAATGCGCAGGCGGATGCCCAGCGCTATAATGCCCGCGTGGCCGAGATGAACGCGGAAATGTCTCGTCGGCGGGCCAAAGATGCCCAGGAGCGTGGCGCGCGCGAGGAACAGAAAAAGCGCCAGCAGATTGCCGCGCTTCAAGGGCAGCAGGTGGCGGCAATGGCTGCGAACGGCGTGGACCTGTCCTTTGGCTCTCCGCTGGATACGGTTGTGGATACGGCGATGCTGGGGGAACTGGACGCCCTTACGATCAGGAAAAACGCTGCGCGTGAAGCCTACGACTATGAAGTCCAAGCGGTGAATGGACAGGCCGACGCCACGCTAAACCGCATGGGCGCCGATGCCAGCCAGACTGCCGGTTATCTCGGCGCCGCCAGCACAATCCTGGGCGGTGCATCTTCGGCATATAGCCAGTATCGCCGGCCGACCATCGGCATGTACGCGTGACCCCGTTTCGATAGGTGCTTTGATGGCCCGTGTTCCTACCTATACGCCTTCCGTTGCCGAGCGGCCCATTTACCAGCAGCCGCTTACAGTGCGTGCCAGCGGGGAGGATTTTGGCGCGCAGATCGGCCGGGGCATGCAGCAGCTTGGGCAGGGGGTGCAGCAGGCGGGCAACGTATTGGCTGAGTTACAGCAGCTTGAGGATATTGCGGAAGCGAAGGAGCGAGACAACCAGCTTGCGGCATGGGTTCGGGAGCGGCAGTGGGGGGAAGGCGGTTATATGACATTGAGCGGGAAGGCGGCAGTCGATGGACGTGTTGCCTTCGAGCGGGAACTTGCTGAAAAGCGAATGGCTTTTGGTGAGGGGCTCCGGCCTGGCGCTGCACAGGCTTATAACCAGGCATCCACGGCACGCGTAAATTCCACCCTGGATAGCGTGGTTGTGCATCAAGCTCAGCAGCGCAAAGTGTGGGTCAATGATGCCAGCGAGGCGCGGAAGGAAACCTTCAAATCCGATGCGCTTGCCGCGTGGCAGACGCCGGCGAAGGTCGATTTCAATATTGCGGCGGGGCAGGCGGAACTACGCCAACAGGCGGCGCTTCTTGGATGGGACGCGGATCGATTGGCGCAGGAGGAGCGGAAATATATTTCGGACGTGCGTCATGATGTGGCGCTGCGGATGATGGCCGACGATCCTTTGGCTGCGAAAGCTTATATCGACCAATACCGCGACCAGCTCACTGGAGAACACCAGTTCAAACTGGATGAGGCCTTGGAGGTGCCGCTTGCCAATGCGCAGGGGATGAGCGCCGCGGCGGATTTCTTTGACACCCACCACCGTGATCCGGGCCGGCCTAACCAGGGCCAGGGCCCGACGCGGGCACGGACGGCGTTGATCGAACGGCTTGTTGTTCCCGGCCGCACGGAAGACGTGACCGGGCTCGATGGCGCATTCGTCAATAATCTTGCGGCGCTCTTTGAAGACGCCCCATTCGAGGGGCTTGGCATTCTGTCTGGCGCCCGGTCGGTCGAGCGTCAGCAGGAATTGTGGGACGCGGCGGTACAGAAGTATGGGTCAGAGGCCGAAGCCCGGAAATGGGTCGCACCTCCCGGTCGGTCGATGCACAATCATGGGCAGGCGGTGGACTTGTCTTATAATGGCAAATCCTTGAAGCATGCCCCGCCCGAGGTGATCGAGTGGGTGCATGCAAATGCCGGGAAATATGGTCTGGCTTTCCCCATGGAGTGGGAGAACTGGCATATCGAGCCGGTGAATGCGCGGGGTTCTACGGCGGTTGCCGCCACTGGCATCACCACCCAGCGGGCCCAGATGCCAAGTTGGACCGATATGGAAAACTATCTGGCCGGGATCAAGGATCCGAAGGCGCGTGAAGTTGCTCGGTCAGCTATCACCTCACGCATGAACGCAGCGGCCAAGGACGAGGAGGCCACCCGGAAATCTGTGGTCGAGGCGGCTTATTCCGAGATGCTGACGCAAAATGTGTCGCCCTACTCGTTCTCTCCCGAGGTGCAGGCGATGATCGGCCGCGAAGGCATGTCGAACCTGATGAGTTATTGGGACAAGGTGTCGGCCGGCGAGAAAATCGAAACCGACACCGAATTGCTTTATTCGATGCAAACGGCCTATGCGTCCGACCCGGAGAAATTCTCTGAGGTCGATCTGCTACCCTATCGGGGCCGGCTCTCCGACAGCGATTGGGAGAAGGTGAATGGGTGGCGGCAGACCGCGCTCACCGACCAGCGGAAGGCGCGTGAGGAAGGGACGGCGCTGAAATCGGCGTTCTCGTCGGCCAACACGGCGCTAGAGGCGGCTGGCATTACGGTTGCCGGGAAAACCGGGAATGAGCGGATTGAAGCGGCGAAGCAAATTGCCCAATTTCAGGAAGTTCTCTCCCAAGAGATCGAGGCGTTGCGCGCTGCCAATGATGGGCGAAACCCCACACCGACCGAGGTGCAGGCGCTGATTAACCGCTTGCTACTCCCGGTAGTGATTGGACAGCCTAAGCGCATCGAAGGCGCCGGGATCATCCCCAATCCGCTGGCTGGACTTGCAAACCTGTTCAGCAGCGGACAGAGCGAAGGGTTTCTATTCCAGGCGGGAACGCGCCCGGATGGGGCAACGGTCGAGGTGGCCCTCGACTACCAGGACGTGCCGATCGATATGCGTGCGGCGATCCGCGCCGATCTGGCGGCAGAGCTTGGCCGTGAGCCGACCGAGCAAGAGGTGGTCGATCAGTATGAGGAGTTCCTGCTAGGTCAGTAAGGTCCAAATCCATACGCCGAAGGCCAGTAGGGCCCCGGCGATGATCGGGCCAAGAAACACATAAAGGGTCCATTTCGCGGCCATGGCCACGCCGGATTTTTGTTCGGTCATGTCATCCTCCTTTGAGGGCCACGATTATCTTGATGGCCAGATAAGGCAGGCCGAGCACCGTTACCCATAAAGCGATTAGCTTCCACAGCGCGATGGTAGTTCGCGTCGCGGATGGGTGCAGTTCGACCTCTCTGAGCAGCCATTTCATTGTGCCAACCGTTACAGGCCATCCTCGCCGCATGGAATTTTCTATGAGGTCGAGCGGTGCCCACTATCGCGGAATATGAAGCCTGGAAGGCTGGCAAGCAACAGAACGACGCCGGCAAGGCTAATATCGTCCTCGATCAGCCGTTCCCATCCGAGCCTGACCAGTTTGCCGCTGACATGAATTTGGCCCGCGAGGCCGGGTCGATCCTGGGCAATCCGGTGCCGGTGTCTTTGGTGCAGGATCAGGGAACGCGTTCGGTTTTTGACCAGATCGTGGCTGAGAAAAAGCGCTCTACTGTGCTGACGCAATCTCCGCGCCTGGCTGAATGGCTGCGCGTTCCCGACAACGCGGCGCTCGCCCGTGATAATCTGGAAGGCCTGGGCTGGTGGGAAACGCTGTCGCGGGCAACCGGGAACGCGGTAATCGAGCGCGGCGGCATGCGAGTGGCGCAGGCCTATAACCAGTGGATGGCCGAGGGGGCGGCGCAGCGCGCGGGTGACGCAGGTCGGTCCTTTGGCGACATCTATGCCGAAGAGCGCGGCACTGTCGGGCCTGCCGGCCAGATAATCGACAATGCCATCGGCCCGATCACGGACTTGTGGAGCGCAGGGTCGCGCATGCTGTCGGCCCGGCTCAGCGAAATGTTCGGTGGCGACCAGCAGCAGGCAGCGGCCTATTACCAGCAGCAAGTTGGCTTGATCGCGGACAAGATCGCTGCCACGCCTATGTCGCCAGGCGCTGAGAAAATCCGAGGGCTGATCGGTGCGCTGGAGCCGAGCGGGGACATCGGCGCCGACCTGACGAATTTCATGGGTGTGATCGCCACGGATCCGGCGGGTTTTGTTGCATTCCTTGCTGAGACGGCGGCGGAAACGGCGCCATCGCTGGCGGCAGCTTTCGGGGTGGGCGCGGTCACCAGAAATCCCAGCGCCTTCGCTGGGGCTCTGGGCGGCGGCTCCTATCTCCAGGAGCGCTATCTGGCGCCGTCCGAGTTCATGGCCGAGCGCGGCATTGATATTTCGACGCCCGAGGGTGCGCTGGCGGCAATCACCGATGCGGACCTGATGGGCGATGCGGCGGCGCGCGGCGAAATCCGGGGCCTTATTATTGGCGCGCTGGACACGATCAGCGGCGGCGTGGCTGGCGAGACGCTGGCGAACAACCCCGCGCTGAATATGGTGCTGCAATCTGTCGTGCAGGCGGCGTTCGGAGCCGGTGGCGAGGCGGGCGGGCAGATGGCCAGCGGGCAGCAGTTCAATATCTCGGACGTGCTGATCGAGGGTCTGGCCGAGTTTGTCACCGCGCCCATCGAGGTCGGCGGTATGGCCGCGTCTCGGGTACGCGAGGCTATGGAGCGGGCTCCTGCTGCCGAGCAGCATGTGCAGACCATGACGGAAATGGCCCAGCGCGCCGCCGCCGATCCGGTGCGCAACCGCATGCCCGATGCGTTCCGCGACTATCTGCGCGCCGCCACGCAGAATACCGGGGCCGAAAACCTGTTCGTGCCGGCTGAGCAGTTCGTCCAATATTTCCAGAGCCAGGGGCTCGATCCGTTCGAGCTTGCCGACCATCTCACCGGCATGTCGCGCGCCGAGGTGCAGGCGGCATTCGAGATAGGCGGGCATGTGAAAATCCCGACCGCCACCTGGGCGGCGGATATGGCCGGCTCCGCGCATGACCAATTCATCATCGAAAATTCCGTGTTCTCGCCCGACGCGATGACGGCGACCGAAGCGGCGGAATTCAATGCGCGAGCGCAGGATGCCTTGCAGGAGGCTTGGGACGAGGCCGAGGCGATCCGCGCCGAGGCGGAGGAATTGCGCGCGATCTACGACCAGGAGCGCGACGAATTGATCGGCCGGCTGCGGTCGGCGGGCCGCGCCACCGATGTGGCGACGGCCGAGGCGCTGCCCATGGTGGAATTCCGCCGCGTCATGGCGGAGCGCATGGGCCTGACGCCGGAGGAGTTCGCGGCGCGGTATCCGCTGCCCCAGGTTCAGGGTGAGCGGCCGGAAGGGCTGGACCCGAAGAATGTCGACGCGCTGACCCGCACGCTGGCCGAGGCACGGGCCCGGCGCGCTGTCGGGCTGGAGAAGCGTGGTCCGACGATCCTCGAATTTATCTCGGACTACGGCGGCATTCTCGATCCGGGCGGCGAATTGCGCGCGCGTGACGCTGCGGTGATCCGGCGCGGGCGGGGCAAGAAAACCCTGAAACTGGAGCGGGCCGGGATGCGCGCTGCCGGCGACATGTTCGGTCTCAACGGCGGGAAGGGCCATGGTTTCGATGACGTGGCGCGCGCCGCGATTGAGGCGGGCTATCTGGCCGACGATCCGGTGGCGCTGGAATATCAGGCAGCGATGGCAGAGGGCCGCGAGGTGCCCGATATTGGCCGGGCGCTGCTGGATGCCATTGACCGTGAATTGCGGGGTGAGGCGGAATATGCCGGACCTGCGGTGGTCGAGGTGGATGATGGGCTGGCGAGTATCGAGGAATATCTCGCGGGCCTCGGTTTGTCGCTGGACGATGCCGATGCCGATATTCGGGCAGCGTTGGAGCAGGGCCGGGAGTATGGGCAGAGCGCTGTCGCGTCGATGGCCGAGGTTCATGCTATTGCCGCCGAAGCCGGCGTAACGCTCGATGTGTCTGAAACCGCCGAACGGATCACGGTGAGCAGGATTGTCGCCAGCAAGCGAGGCGAGGGTTCTGGTTCTCGCGTCATGCGGGCACTGGCCGAATATGCCGATGCTGTCGGCAAGCAGATCGCTTTGACCCCATCGGGCGATTTTGGCGGTACAGTGTCCCGCCTGCGCGAATTCTACACGCGGTTGGGGTTTGTCGAAAACAAGGGGCGCAACAAGGACTTTGGCACGCGCGAGGCCATGATCCGCGAACCAGGTGCTGGTCGGCGGTATAGGCAGAGCGATATAGATCGCGGCGGGCGTGTCATCCCGCCCAGCATGAACGCTGATGTGCTGCTGGAGCCGGTGGAGCTATCCAGCCTGGCGCCGGTCGAAACTCACGCCCAGGCGCGCGATCTGGTGCCGCTGGGCGAGGTCAGCAATGTCAGCGGAGAGCGTGTCGAGATCACCAAGAGGTCGGCTCGCAAATGGTATTCGGCCAACGCCAATGCGATGAAACGTTCTCTTGCGCCGCACATGGCCGATCTGTTCCGAGCGTCCGTCAACTACGCTGAACAGGGCGATTTTTCCTATTCGGTCGCATCGCTCAATCTGGACGGCAAGGCCATTGCCGTGCGATTTGCCGTCAACCGCGTGACCCGCGACGTTGGCGTGGGGAAGCTGCATCAGATTGAGGGGGTAGATGTGGCCCCTATTTCTACGGCTACCAGTGACGGCAGGGTCATAGAGGGCGCCGGGGCCACGTCTGGGCGCGACATTACTGTAGCCGATGCGGTGGCTGTTTTCAACAAAATGCAGCCGGGCTCGATGCCGCTGTTTCAAGCCGATGCTGGTTTCCCCGGCGGCGGGCGCGGATCCATCCAGTTTCCCGGCGTGGGCGTGGCTGGCGGCGAAACAATGGTGTCGCTGTTCCAGCGTGCGGACCTCAGCACATTCCTGCATGAGAGCGGGCACTATTTCCTGACCGTTCTCCGGGATGCCGCTGCGCTCGATCCCGAGGGGCCGATGGCGCGGGAATTCCAGACCGTCAAGGACTGGTGGTACCAGAATGCCGACGCGGTGGCGCGCGACGCCGGTAACGATGTGACCGCTGACGATGTGCGCGCGGCCATCGAGAACGGCACCAGCGGCTCTCTGGAGAGGGACGCCGCCATCGATACCGGCATGCAGGAGCAGTTTGCCCGCGCCGCCGAGCATTATTTCATGGAGGGCAAGGCGCCTTCGCCATCGTTGCGGCAGGCGTTTGAGAAATTCCGGGCGTGGCTGGTGTCGATCTACCGCACGATGCGCGGTCTCAACGTCAATGTCAGCGACGAGCTGCGCGGCGTGTTCGACCGCATGCTGGCGACCGATGCCGAAATTCAGGAGGCGCGCACCGATATCGGGGCTGACGTATCACTGACCGCTGCCGATCTCGGCATGACGGCTGAGCAGTTCGAGAATTTCCTGCGGCTGCGCGACCAGGCGAAGGCCGATGCCGCCGGCAAGCTGTTGGCCGAAACCATGGCGCCAATCCGGCGAGCCAAGGAAAAATGGTTCAAGGATGAGCGCGCCAAGGTCCGTGAGGAGGTCGAGCGCAACACCAATGCCCAGCCGGTTTATCGTGCCATGGAATGGATGGGCAACCGGCGCTGGCTGGGCGACGGACAGCCCGAGGCCATGCCTGATATCCGGTTCTCGAAAGATGTGCTGGTCGAGCGCTATGGCGAGGGCGTTCTGGCCACGCTGCCGCGCGGCAAGTTCACGGTATATGCCGTCGAGGGTGGGCTTGATCCCGACGATGCGGCTGGTTGGTTCGGGTTCTCGTCGGGTGACGCCATGGTGCAGGCCATGGAGCGCGCGCCCAACCGCAAGGAATTTATCGAGGCCGAAACCGACAAGGTGATGCGCGAGCGCCATGGCGACGTGCTGCGCGACGGCAGTGTCGAGCGCGAGGCCATGGCGGCGGTTCACACCGATAGCCGGGCACGCGAGCTGGCGACCGAATTGCAGGCGATGAACGAGATCGCCGGCACCGACCGGGGGCTGACGGCCAAGGATGCGAAAGAGATGGCCCGGCGCACGCTGGCGCAGATGCGCACGCGCGATGCTCTGAATTCCGGCCGGTTCCTCGCCGCCGAGCGGAAAGCTGCTGCCGAGGTTGCCCGGCTGGCTGCGACGGTGACGCGGGACCAGATGTGGATGGACCGGGCGCGGCGTCGGGTTGAGGTGCAGGCGCGTGGCGCGGTGCGGGGAGGAGACGGCGCTGCGACCCTGTCGCTGCCGGTCGAGCGCGCCAACCAGGCGACACAGCGGTTCAACGATGATGCCGCACGGCTGATCGAGGCCAAGCGCCGGCAACTGCTGAACCATGCACTTTATTCCGAGGCGCTGGCTATTCAGGATGAGGTCGAGAAGGCCGAGCGGCTGGTAAAGCGGCTATCCAAGGCTATCCAGCGCCGGCGCGCCCAGGACGGCAAACAGACGATCTCGAACGAAAGCCTAGATGCTATTGCCGAGATTATCGAGCGGTATGATTTCCGCAAACTGAGCGGTCGGGTCGAGGATCGCCGCGGTGCTTTGAACCGGTATCTGGAAACCATGGTGGAACAGGGCCGCGAGAACGAAATCGCCATCCCGCGCAAGGTACTGATCGACGCGGCACGGGTGCCGTATAAAACCCTGTCGGTGGCCGATCTGCGCGGCGTGGTGGACACGCTGAAAAATCTCGAAAGCACCGGGCGCCGGTGGCAGCGCCTGTTGATTGCCGGGAAGGAGCGCGAGTTCAATTCGGCGGTCGATGCCATCGTCACGGCGCTGACCGACAATATCGATGTGAAGCCCAAGGCATGGGTTGATGCTGGCTGGCAGAAATCGGCCAAGGGCGCGGTGAACCAGTATCTGGCGACCTTTACCACGGCCACCACCGTGATCCGGCATATGGACGGCCGGGCCGATCTTGGTCCGGTATATGAGCTGCTGAAATCCGATATCGACAATGCGGCCTATACCGAGCGTGACATGCGCGTCGATGCGGCGAAGAATATCGAGGCGCTATACTCGGTCTATAGCCAGGAGGAGCAGCGTGAAATGGCCGTGCTCAAGGCAGTTCCGGCGCTGGGCGGGCGGTCGTTCTCGAAGTGGAATCTGATCTCGATGGCCCTCAATATGGGAAACGAGGGTAACCTGCACCGGCTGACGAACAAGAAGGCCCGCCAGCACCTGACGCCGGCCGAGGTCGATATCGTCAAGGGGCTGCTCGACAAGCGCGATTGGGATTTCGTGCAGTCGGTGTGGGATTATCTCGACACGTTCCGCCCGCTGATCGATGAGCGGCAGAAACGCACCACTGGTGTTTCGCCCGAATGGGTCGAAGCGGTTGCGGTGGAGACGCCGCACGGCACCTATCGCGGCGGATACTACCCGATCAAATATGCGAGCGACCAAGGCGGCGCCTCGACACCATCTTTGAACGGCGACACCGATATCATCCAGTCGATGAAGCTGGGCAGCTATGCCAAGGCGGCAACGAAAAACGGGCACCTGGAAACCCGCGTCAAGGATGTGCAGCAATCTTTGCTGCTTGATGTGGGCGTGATTGCCCAGCACACCAATGAGGTGATCCATGATCTGGCGTTCTCCGAGGCCATCGTGAACACTTGGCGCCTGCTGAACGATCAGCGCGTTTCGACGGCCATGCTCGATGCAGGGATGCAGGAGCAGCAGGAGGCGTTGAAGCTCTGGCTCAAGGACGTGGCTGTGGGGCAGGTGTTCGCCTCGGATTTCATGAGCCGCGCCGTGCGCACGTTGCGCTCGGGGTTCACGGTGTCGCGGCTGGCCTTTAATGTAGGAACTGCGCTGCTCCAGCCCACTGGCCTGACGCAATCGGCTGTTGTCGTCGGCAAGAAAAATCTGGCCTCCGCGATTATGGCTTATGCGCGTGACCCGGTGAACGTGGTCAATGATGTGATCGCCAAATCCCGCACTATGGGCGAGCGCCGCGAGGTGTTCCAGAAAGACCTCATGGATATGGTGGCCGAGACGAATATCTCCTCGCCATCGGCCTCGCGGTTTCGGGATTTCATGGATCGATATGCTGTTCCGGCCTCGCTGTCGCTGATGCTCTACACACAATATTACCTTGTCGACGTTCCGACCTGGATGGCGGCTTATTCCAAGGGCATGACGCAGTTTAATGGCGACCAGGCCAAGGCCGCGCAATATGCCGATATGACGATCAACCGCACCCAGGGCTCTGGCCTGTGGAGCGAGCGCGCGAATATCGAGCGCGGCACCCTGTCGGCAACCGTGCGGCAGAATGCGTTCGTGACGCTGTTCACCACTCTGGGCTCATATTTCTTCGCCAAGATGAACCTGATGATCGAGCGCACCAATACGCTGCGCGCCGAGCAGGTGACAGTCGGCGCCGCCTTCTCCTATGCGTTCGATATGGCGTTGCTGCTCGCAGGTGAGGCGGCAGTCATGGCTCTGGCCGGTGCGGCGGGCAGTGCCCTGTTCGGCGGTGATGATGATGGCGATGATGAAAATCTCGCCATGTATCTCGGGGGCCAGATGGTCGGCACGTTCGCGGCGGGCCTGCCTGGCATCCGAGACGCGGTGTCGGTCTATCAGGGGTTTTCGGGCGGCACATACGCCTCGCTTCTCGACCTCATGGTGAAGCCGGCAAAGCAGGCAGCGCAGGGCGAGTTCGACGCCGCGCTGGTCAAGTCGTTCGTGAACCTTGCCGGCGTGACTGCCCGCATCCCGGCGGCGCAGGCGAACCGGATTATCGATGCGGGCTGGCGGAAGATGGACGGCGAGGATGTGGGTGCGCTGGAGTATCTGCTCGGGCGGAAGCGATAGACCTCAACCGAAGGTGAACACGAACGTTTTGTTCCCAATGGTGCCCGAGCCCACGCCCGTCATGCCGGTGCTGGTGAATTCGAACGGGCCGCTATTGCCATCGCTGCAAACGAATGTTCCGGCGCCTCGACGGTTCGTCTCATAGACGAAGTTGCCCACGCAGCTCCGACCTCTGTTGGAGGTGACCTGGAGGGTGCCGGAGCCGTCGAGTTTCCCTTGCGCGCTACCGGTGAAAATTTCGGTTCCGTCCGAAAATTGCCCCTGTATCTTGGCGGTTGCTGTGCATCCCGCCAATGCCATGCCAGCGATTGCCAGCGTTGCTATTCTGATCCCCCAGCCCATCGGAGCCTCCGTTTCCGCCCCAACCATCGCGCGCGAGCCTTCCCTCGTCAATATCGAGGCGCGCCATGACTGTCCCCAGCCAGGTCAACAAATCCGGCCCCTACACTGAAAATGGGGTCACCACGACATTTGAGTATGGGTTCCGAATTTTGGACGAAACCCATATCGAGGTGGTGCGCTCGATTGGCGGCGTCGAAACCATTCTCTCCCTGGGGGCCGACTATACCGTCACCGGTGTTGGTGCCGACAATGGGGATGTCGTTCTCAACGTTCCCGGGAACGGGTCTGAGCTGGTCCTGATCCGCAAAGCACCGTTCACGCAGGAGTTGGACCTGGAAAACCAAGGGCCCTATTTTGCTGAGGATGTGGAGCGGGCGCTCGACCTCGCCACGATGCGGGATCAGCAGCTCGCGGAGAAAATTGACCGGGCCGTTGTCATGCCGGTATCCGCTGACCCGACCGATCTTGGCGCGCTGGTGGGTGGAATTCTCGTGTTGACGCCCATTGCCGATGATATCCAAACGGTCGCGGGAATATCGGGCCCTGTGACCGAGGTGGCTGATATCAGCGCGGAGGTTTCTGCCGTCGCTGGGATTTCGGGTCAGATTTTGACCGTCTCGGGGATTTCCAGCGAGGTTACCGCAGTCGCTGCCAACGAAACGAACATCGATGCGGTGGCTGCAAACGCCACGAACATCAATGCGGTTGCGGGCATTTCCGCGAACATCACTACCGTCTCGGGGATTTCCAGCGAGGTTACCGCAGTCGCTGCCAACGAAACGAACATCGATGCGGTGGCTGGATCGCTGCCGATCATTGTGGACACCGCTGCTGTCTTGGCGGCGGTAATTCGCAAGGATATTGACCAGAGCGCCCCGGCGTTCGATGCCGCCACCAAGCTCAATATCCGCAAAAACACCTTGTCGGTGTGGGAGCAGATTGGGCCTCGCATCGTCGTGTCCAGCAACACCGCCACGATCGACTGGACTGACCTCGAGGATTTCCACACCCTGCGCATCTCCGGCGTCGGGGCGGTCGACATAAACAATTACAAGCTCGGGCTGCGGATGGGGGCTGGGGCCGTTGTGACCTCTTCCAGCTATCGCAACCAGTGGGGATACGTAAACAGTTCGGCCGCCGGTGGCTCCGCTGCAATACTTACATCGATGGTCATTTCGGCCACCATCGGCACGTCGGATGCCTATAAGCGGGCAACATTCGAGACGCTGATTTTCAACTTCAACGATGCCGCGCCCAAGCTCGCCCACACCAATGGGGGCGCATCGGACGGCGGCGGTGCTGATCTGCCTTACTATGCCCGGCACACCATCGGCATCGGGGCCTGCGACACGTTGCAACTTCTCAATCCTGGTGGGCAACTGGTTGCGGGCACCGCTGTGATTTTGGAGGGTATTCGCGGATGATGAAGATCGTGAATGGCGTTGAGGTCGAAATGACGCCGCAGGAAATCGCCGCCTGGGAGGCCGAGCAGGCGGCCGCCGCGCCCACTCTTGAAACGGCCATTGCCGGCAAGCTGGCCGAGCTGGATGACTACCGGTGGCAGATGGAAATCGGCGGTGCTGCCTTTCGCGGTTCGACCATCAGAACCGACGCCAACAGCCAGGCAAAGATCACGGCGGTCTATGCCATGGCCCGGCTCGATCCAGAATATGAAATCCCCACCTGGGAGGTGGTGCCTGGCGTTTTCATGCCCCTCGACAACGCCACCATCATCGCTATGGGCGAGGCCGTGCGGGATCATGTGCAAGCCACCTTCAACCGCAAGGCGGTGCTGCATGAGCAGATTGCCAGCCTCGACACCATCGAGGCGGTTCAGGCTTTCGACATCTCGGCAGAATGGCAGGCATTATAATGGACCAGGTTGAACGCCTCGCGGCGGATATGCACACACTCAAGACCCGCGTGGACGATCTGAGCCTCCGCGTTGCCGTGGGCGAGGAGCGCGAGAAGCGCATTTACGACAAGATCGACGGCCTGGTGTCGGTGGTGAATAGCTGGTCGAAACGCATGTGGTGGGCCGTGACGGTGGTGGGCGCTGTGGTTCTGGTGGCGCTGACGCAATGGGTGCTGGGCGGCGGGCTGGCCCCATAAATCGCGGCCCATGATGGGGCCAACCATCGGGCGGGATAGTGCCTCCAATCAAGGAGGCAGGAATGGCACCCTTTATCCGTATCGCACTGCGCTATGTGGCCGGCTACCTGGTTTTCAGGGGCGTGCTGCCGCCTGAGCTTGCCGATCTGATTGCCAATGACCCCGAAATCGCGGCGATGATCGGTCTGGCCATTGCGGCCGGCGTCGAGTGCGCTTATGCCCTTGCCCGGAAATTCGGCTGGGCGAAATAAATGGCCAGCGATGCCGTCATCAACACCCTGATTGCCGAAGCCGGCGGGGAGGGCGAGGCGGGCATGATCGCCGCCGCCTGGGCGATGAAGCAGCGCGCCGCCGCGCGAGGACAGACGCTGGACCAGGTCATCAAGTCCGGCTTCGACGGTCACACCAATCCGGGTAGCGGTGCAGTAAAGGCGCAGCAAAGCCAGACCCTGCGCGCCCAGGCCAACCGTATCTTGCAGGGCGTCGAGGCTGGCACGATCCCCAATCCAGTGCCCGGTGCGGACCACTTCCTCTCCGGCGACGCCATGCCGTCCTGGGCGCGGAGCATGGAGCATGTGGCCACCATTGGCGGACATCGGTTCTATGCTTCCGGCCAGGTGCCCGATAGTGCCCAAGGCAATTCGGTCGCCACCCGGCTCGATGTTACCCCGCCCAAGACGGCGCCAACGCCGGCAACCCCTTCGGCCATGACGGTGGCGAAGCGCAATCTCCAGCCTGTTTCGACTGATCCGGCATCGCTCTATGCAGGAATTTTCCCGCAGGTAGCGCAGCGCGGCCCCATCACGACATCGGATTTGATTTCCGGGCGAGGCATCTCCGAAACGATCGAGCGCACGCAGGCCATGCAGGAGCCTGCGCTTGCAGCGGCGCTCCAGCAGCGCGTGGCGGCGGCGCAGCGGCCGCAATTGTCCAGCGGTGCGATTTCCTATGCCGGGCAAGATGGGGGCGCTCAAAGCCGTGCGGCTGTTGTTGCCGCTCGGAGCCCCACGCTGATGCCGGTGGGTGTGTCCCAGAGTTATGCCGGGCAGGATGGCGCCCGGCCCGTCACCGCCGCCGAGATTGCGCGGGCTCCCGGCGTAACGGTTGCGTCAGTGCCTTCCGTCGCTTCGAGACCTGCGAGCCCGGCGCGGCCGGTGGAAACGCTCAGTTTCCTTTCCGATGTGCCCGGCCCGAACGAGCCGCCCAAGGCGCAGGATCGATTGATGCCATCCGGTGGACTGGACTTTAACCCAGCGCAGCAGGCCATCGCGGCCGCGACCTCACCGCTGGCGACTACCGTTGAGGTGGAGAACCCGGCATATGCGCGGCTGATGGAGCGGGTTCGCCAGGGCGAGATTGAGCTTCGCGGCATGACACCCTCGGGGATGCCTCTCTCGCGCGACGGGCGCGCCCGCTATGAGGCTTCGGTGAAGGCCTTGGAGGAACGGCTGGCGGCGCAACGCGCCGAACTGGCGCGGACCCAGCGGACAATCTCGGTGCAGCAGCAGGGCAGGGCCGCGCAGCCGATGCCTGTCCCTGCGCCCAAGGCCAGCTCCATACGAAACACCTCTGCGGTGCAGGCATACAGGGATCAGGGCTATTCGCCCTCCGAGGCATATGACGCCGCGAACCGAGCGTCCGTGGAGCGCGCTATTGCGAATTCGTCAAACCCGGATCAGGCGCGGCGCCTCAATGAGCGGTTGGGAAATATCTAGGAGAGCAGCATGATCGACTGGCTTGTAAACATGGTTCTGGGCTGGGTGCCGACCTGGGTGTGGGTTGTGGTCGCAGGGGTGGCGCTGGGCTGGGCCTGGCGTGTGTTCGGCTGGCAGGGTGTCGCTGGCGGGCTGCTGGCGGTGTTGACGCTGGGCGCGTACCGGCAGGGCTGGCGGGATCGAGACGGCAGGGATCGGGACGTGATCGGGAAAGAGCACCCGGTGAATAAGGGCGACTTTGTCGTGGGGCGCGAAACGACTGCGCCGCCTCCGAAGAAGCGGCGCACCTTGGCAGATATTTTGAGCGGGCGTTAGCCCTCGGGCGGCGCTTCCACCATGCCGAGCGCCGACATATAGAGTTCGAGCAGGGCCTCCTGCTCCATGCGCTCATTGGCGTCCCGCTTGCGGAGCGAAATGATCTTGCGCAGGATCTTGGTATCGAAGCCGTTGCCCTTGGCCTCGGCGTAGATTTCCTTGATGTCGGCGGTGATCGCCTCCTTTTCTTCCTCCATCCGCTCGATGCGCTCGATGAAGGCCCGGAGTTGGTCCTGCGCTACACTGTCTTCGACGGCCATGATTTTTCTCCTGTCACTGGCGGCTAGATAAGGCGTTTATCGATAGCCAGCCATTCCGGCATGGTGATCGTGGCTGTGCCGCGCGGGCCGTCCTCCACCTCGCATTGCGAGAGAGGTATCCAGACCGTGCGGTCCTTGTTGCCATCGCCCGAGACAAGGACTGCCCTCTCGGTACGATGGTGGATTTGGACGGAGATATCGACCAGCCCGGACGCCATCAGATATCATCCCCTGGCTGCTGCTCATAAGCCTCATCAGGTGGCGCAGGGGGCAGATCGGGTTCGTAAACCTCGCCGGTTTCCTCGTCGTGCTCGGGCTGGTCGATCACCTCGGGCGCGACGGTTTTGAGTGCCGCTGCCGCGCCGCCGCGCTTCTTGGTGGCGGGCTTTGGAGCGGGCCGCGCGACCTCGCTGTCCCAATCATAATCCTGATCGATCTGCTCGGCCGCGTTGGCGAATTTGCCGATGGCGTCGGACGAACGCGGGATATATTTCGTGATGCGGCGGATCGCGGTCTTGCGCCACCATTCTGCGAAGTTCTTTCCGTTACCCGGATCGTATTGGTAGGCGTTCTTGCCCTGAGCGCCGATAGCAAGGACCGACGATTTGCGCATGACCTCGCGCACAACGGTGCCATCCTTCAATTTGACGATGGCATACACCGCAATCGGGTCGCCCTGCTCCTGGTCGATGGGAGCCGGTTCGTGTTCGATCCGCTCATCATCGCCTAGCGCATAGAGAAAGCGGTCATTCTTATAGACAACCTGGGCGGTGATGCTGCTGATCTCGCCGGAATTGCGGGCCAGCTTCATGAGGCCCTGCACCATCGGTTGGTAGGTGGCTTGTTTCTCGTAGCGGTCGGGGTTCTTGCTGACCTTTACATTGCGCACGATCAGCGCCGCCTCGCGGCCATCCAGGATTAGCCCATCATTCGCAGCCTTCATGCATGCTGCGAACAGTGAGCGCGGCGTACATTCCAGCAACTCCGGTTGAAGCTGGATCGCAGTCTGGATGTTGCGCACGAATGCGTCGGGTTGGATGTTCGCCGGCAGGGTTTTGGCAAATTCGGGGCGCAGGTCATCGATCTGCTGCCGGATGGATTTCGTTTGCAGGTCGGAGGTCTCGGTGTTCTGCCTGCGGGTTGCGACAGCGGTGCTAGCCATTGATGATCTCCTTTAAAATCCGAATGGCGTTTTGACGGAGCGCCCCACGGGCATGTTTGGCGACATGCCAGAGCGCCGGCTTGATGTGTGGTGATGGCCGGCCACAGCGGTGAAGTCGTGCGGCCGACCAGAAGATGCGGGAGAGGGAGCCGGGGTCAGTCGGTGGCATATTTCACGCCGCAGAACGGGCAGAAATTGATGAACATCGCCGCCGCCTTCGGCTTTCCGCGCCCCTTCTCGATCTGCTCAGTCCGCAACATGAGGTGCGGCCCAGTGGACGGGTGCGGGCCGAACATGATTGCTCGTTCCAGCCGAGTGTTTCGCTCGGCCAGTTTGACGTCGATATCGTCAGCGCAGGTACAGGCCATCCCTCAAGCCTCCTCAAACTCAGGCGCCGCCGTCTCGCGGTAGCTCCAGCGCTGGAAACTCAGTTCCTGCACGCCCTCGGCATAGCCCGGCCACCGGTCGGCCTTGGTGCATTCGGCATAGGTGGCCATGGCCTTCGAGATAATCGCCCGGCCCTCGTCCACGATGGACGGCGGCAACTCATAGACAGCGAAGGCGAACGGCTTTTTCTTCTCGACCACGAGGAACGCGAAGGCCTCGACCTCGCCGCCAGCCAGCCGCCATGTGTCGGTGTAGTGGGCTTCCTGGGCATGATAGCCATAGTTCACCACAGCGCGGGCGAAGGCGTCTGGGTGGGCGCTGGCGGCGGTTTTCACGTCGAGGATGACGCCCAAATCCTGCCGGCAAAGATCGGGGCGGCACTTCACCAGGAGGCCAGTGGCCGGGTCGATGGCGTAGGCCGAATGCTCGATCATGGGCTTGCCGCCGGTGATGATGCCGCACAGCCAGGCGTCGGCGTGGACGGCATCGCGCACGATCTGCACCGCCTCGTAATCCGGGCCGGTCAGCAGGAGCTTGCCGAGATTGGTGGCCTCGGCCTGCGCATCCTTCCACTTGTTGCCACGCCGGTCATCAGGGCCTTTGAACACGCGATCCTCGAACGTCTCGGGCTCCAGGATGGCCGAGTGGACGGCGGTGCCGAAATCGAATTCGGCTTTCTCCTCCCGGTCAGCAAACCGGTAATGTGCCGGCGTCTGCGTGTAGATCGTCCAGAGCCCGGATTTGGAAATGCCCGGCCCGGCGTGATAGGCGTCGTTCGAAATACCGGGATAGATGCCGGGGGCAAGATCGCCAGGGATATCGAAGTGCTCGGCAATGAAAGCCTGGTCTGCCGGCCCTGCCTCGATAGTGGAAATCTGGTTCATAGTTCGCTCCTTCTGCTAATTTAAAATCAACAGTACGGGCGGAAGAGTGGTGCTGTCAATATCCGCTAACGGTGTTGACATGAAATTAGCGGTGTGGGTTAATGCGTCGGCGGGTAAAGCGCGGGTGCGCTGGCTGGGCTCATATCCCGGAACAGGCCGTTCAACTCGGCGCCCGCAACCAATCAACCTCGAAAGGCCAGTCGATGAAACTCTATCGGTTCCGAAGTCTGATTTTTGCCTGCATCTCGATCTGCCTGGGCGCGCTGTCTTATGTCGGCAGCACGATCGTCCTGGCGATCCGTGACCTGCCTCTGATCCTCGATGCGAAAACCTTCCTCGCTCTCAACCGCCTCACGGCGCCGGTCGTCGTTCTCGCGGATATGCGAAGTCGGTTCGTCTCGTTCGTCAAGCGAGCGCTGGCTCACGATGAATATCGCTCCGGCTATTTCGATCCGGGGCGAGCGACGGCCTAAAAGATTTGGAAGAACGGATCGGGCTCCCACTGTGGAGCCCGAATTTTTACGGAACGATCAGCAATACCGGGCTTGATGCTACGATATTGGCGTCCTTTTCCTTGCCGTCCGGCGTGATGATTTTTGCCTCGCCGGTCTTTCGCCAGTCCATCACCTTGCCGATCACGGTTGCGCCGTCGCGCAGCTTGGATACGGATAGGACCGAGGCCGGCCCTGGCGCCATGGTGGTGGGTGTTTCGTAGAGGACGAGGTTGTCATCCAATGGCCAGAGCCCGCCCTTCTTGGCCCGCACCTGGGCTACCTCGAAATTTCCGCGTCGGTCGAGCGGGATATTGGCCTTGAGCCGGTTCATCGTCTCGGTCGGGATAGCCATGGGCGCGGGCGCTGGCACGAGCCGGCCATCTTCTTCGATCAGGGTTTGAAGCGGGATATCCCCGATGTCGCCGCCGAGCTTGACCCCGGCGTGAGACAGCACCTCATCCGTCGAGGCGTTGATGAAGCGCGCAATTTTTTCGGCTTCTTCCAATTTCATCTGGCGCCTGCCCTTGAACATAAGGGTCATGGCGGCCGAGTGCAGGCCCAGGTGGCGGCCGAGGGCATTCTGCGACTTTTTTACTTCGGCCAGTTTTTGGCGGAACCAATCGCCATCAATTTCCCAACGCGGCGCATCGTTTTCCATGCGAACACTCCCCTAGTCGGGGGCGAACATATCCACGTTGCTAATTAAAAATCAACATCATAGCCGGCCGTTGTGATCCGCGCAGTTAACGCAACGAGGGTTGACGCTGCATGTTCTGTTCATTATGCTAATTTAAAGTTAGCAAATGGAGCGATTTGCATGAATGAGCAAATTGATGCGAGCGGGGGCGCCGACGCCGCACGGCATACGGTGCCGGCGAAGAAAACGCCGTGGCAGAAGTGCTTTATCAAGCTGGGGCTTCGCCAATCGGCTCTCGCCAGAGAGCTGAACTGCACGCGTTCCCACATAGCGCGCAGCCTCCAGGACAAGCGCGGTCTGATTTCTGGGAATATGCAGGAAAAAATGATTGCTGTTGGCCACCGCATTGGTCGACCGCTCGAACCATCCGACCTGTTGCCGGACCTCTGACCATGGGCGGGTTTCTGGATCTGCTGAACTCGGAGCTTGCCGTTTCCGAGCGTGAAGATGCTTTGCGGTTTTGCAAGGGGCTGTTCGATCGCTTCAACGGACGCTCGCGGCTGGCCGGGACGATGGAAACCCAGGCAGCGGCCATTGAGGAAATCCTTGGCCGCTGCATCCCGAACAGCGACGGCTCCGCGACAGTGACTGTGCATACGCGGATCGACGCCGATGTGCTGGCCGACCTGGCCGTCGCAGCTTTCCGATTGCGGAAGATGGCGCCTTACGAAGCGGATATTCGGGACATGGTGGTGGGGTCGAAATGACTAAGCCCCTCCGCATCCTGATCGCCTGTGAAACCAGCGGCATCGGCCGGCGGGCGTTCGCAGCCCTGGGCCATGACGTTTGGTCCTGCGATATCCTGCCGGCCGAGGATGGCAGCAACCGCCATATCGTTTGCGACGTGCGTGACGGCATCCTGAATGAAGGCTGGGACATGCTCGCCGTCCTCCACCCGCCATGCACACGGCTCTGTCGGTCTGGCCGGCGCTGGATGAGCGGCCCTGGCATATGGACGCCGCCCAAAAAGCTGCCTGCCGGACGCACCTGGGACGATATGAAGGCGGAATTCGAGGAAGGCGTGTCGATCTTCACCGCCTGCTGGAAAGCGCCCATCGAGCGTGTCGCCGTCGAAAATCCCGAAATGAACGATCTGGCCCGCGCCAGAATGCCAGCCGACCTGCCGGCGCCGCAGATGGTGCAGCCGTTCTGGTTTGGCCATCCTGAGTACAAGGGCACCGGATGGTATCTGCGCAAGCTCCCCAAGCTGGTCGAGACGAACCTGCTCCTGGAGCCCGAACGCGGCTCTGATGAATGGCGGCGCTGGAACAAGGTGCATCGCATGCCGCCGGGCCCCGAGCGGGCGCGGCTCCGCTCGCGGTCATTCCCCTTGATGCTTGAAGCCGCCGCTATGCAGTGGGCGGGGCCGGCTGACGAGAGGGTGGCGGCATGATCTCCCTCACCGCCGACCAGGATCAGGTTCGCACCGAGACGCGCGTGGCGTTGCGCACCCATGGCTCGGTGCTGGTCTATGCGCCGACCGGGTGGGGCAAAACCGTGTTCTCCAGCGCCCTGATCGCGCTGATCGAGGCGGCGGGTAAGCGCGTAATTTTCGCGGTCCACCGGCTAGCGCTGCTCAAGCAAACCGCCGTCACGCTCGAAGCGTTCGGGCTGGCCTACTCCTATATTGCCGCCGGCTACCATCACAATATCTATCGCAAAATTCAGATCGCCAGCATCGACACGTTGAAAAACCGGTTGGGCAAGCACCCTGCCGATTACGTGTTCATCGATGAGGCGCACCTGTCGGCGTCCGAAGGCTGGGCGCGGGTGGTGGAATATTACAAGAAATCCGGTGCCAAGATCATCGGACTGACGGGTTCCCCGATCCGGCTTGATGGTAAGCCGCTCGGGGCTGTGTGGGACACGATGGTGATGGGGCCGTCGCCGCGCTGGCTGATCGAGAATGGCAGGCTGTCAAAATATCGGGCCTTCTCGCCTGCCGGCATCGACGTGTCGGGCCTGCGCACGCGCAAGGGCGAGTATGTCGCCGCCGAGGTTGAGGATTTGATTGCGGGCAAGGCCGTTATGGCGGGGGCGGTACGGCACTGGCGCAAGCATGCATCGGGGCTGCGCACCATCGCGTTCGCGCCATCGGTTCGGCGCGCGGAGGAAATGGCGGCAGAGTTCCGCGAGAACGGCATGCGGTTCATCGCGCTCGATGCCAACACGCCGCAGGCAGACCGGGACCGGGCGTTCCTGGCGCTGGCCGACCGGCAGCTTGACGGTCTGGTGAACGTGAACCTGTTCAGCGAGGGGTTCGATATGTCGGCCCAGGTTGGGCGCGACGTGCCGATTGAATGCGTACTGGACATGTCGCCCACGCAATCGCTGGCCAAGCACCTCCAGCGCCATGGGCGCGGCCTGCGGAAGAAACCCCAGCCGGCGATCCTGCTTGATCTGGTCGGCGGCTTTGCGCGCCTCGGTCTGCCCGACGAGGAACGGGAATGGTCGCTCGATGGCGAGAACAATGGCAAGCGCAAGGGCGGAGAGCAGGAGGAGAAGGTTCGCACCTGCCCGGAATGTGGCGCGTCTCACGATCCGGCGCCGCGGTGTCCCGAATGCGGGCACGTCTATGAGGTGAAGGCCCGGAAGGTGGCCGAGATCGAGGGCGATCTTGTGGAGATCGACATCGAGGCCGTACGCCGCCAGCGCGTGGTTGAGCAGGCGCGCGCCAAGACGCTGGACGATCTGGTCAGCCTGGCGCGCTCGCGCGGGTACAAATCGCCCGAGAAGTGGGCCGCGCACGTCTGGACTGCCCGGCAGGCGAAGGGGAGGGCGGCGTGATGAATTGTTTTCCCGATGCGTTGCCTGAAAATCAGCAACAAGAAAAACAGATCGGTAGCATTGTTTTCCCGAAGCGTTGCCCGCGATGCAACACTTCAAAAAACAGTTTGGAATTCCGTGCTGTCACTGGTCGGAAGGACGGTTTGGCGCCGTGGTGCCGATCCTGCGAGCGTGATTATCAACGGTCATATCGCCAGCGCCGCCGCCTGCCGCCGATCCCGTCGCTGGCCGAGGTGCGGCTGAGCCCGGAATACTGGCCCGCCCAGATCGATCAGGATGAGGCGCGGGCGCTGTTCGAATACGAGCCGGTGAATGGCGATCTGGTTTGGCGCTCGACCGGGCGCCGTGCGTTGCCGGGGCTGGAGCGACTGGTGCAATCCGGCATCGAATATCCGTTGCTTGAGATCGATGGGGTTTTCTATCGGCTCAATGTGCTGGTGTGGAATTGGCATCACGGCAAAACCGATCTGGCCATTACCTGGAAGGATGGAAACCGGCTCAACAACCGCATCCAGAACCTGCGCGAAGCCGCGCCCGTCAAACTCTACGACAAGGGCGGCGCGCGGCGGCACAATCGGTTCGCGGCAACGATGAACCTGCCGGCGCCAATACGGTGCCCGTGCTGCTTTCAGGAGACCTGGCGCCCCACGCTCGACGTGGTGGCTGACGTGGCCGGGTTGCAGCCCATGGAGAAGAAGGTTCTCGGCGCGATCTGGGCGGGCAACGGCATGCCTGTCGATAACGAGCGAATTTTCACGGCGATGTATGAGGACGATCCCGATGGCGGGCCGGAGCCCGTCAAGATGTACAACGCTCTGAAAACCGCCCTCGGCAAGATGAGGGTGAAGCTGGCCGGCACCGGCGTCGGTGTCGAAAACATGGGCTACCGGCAAGGATACCGGTTGGTTTTAGGAGAGTGAGAATGGCATGGCCGCAACTGATTTACATTGCACTCGTAGCGCTAAGTCTGGGCATGAACTTTGCCCAGCACGGACAGCCGCGCAAGCCCACCGATGGATGGGCGGCGCTGCTTTCGGTGCTTATCATCGTCCCGCTGCTGTGGTGGGGCGGGTTTTTTCATCCACTTTTTAAGGGAGCGCTCTAATGGCAGCGCGGAAGATTAAGGATATCGCCGTCAAGACTGGTGAATATACCGACCGCAACACGGGCGAGAGCAAGAATCGTTATCAGAATGTCGGAGCGCTGATGAAAAACGACGATGGGTCGGTTTTCATCCTGCTCCAGCGCACGTTCAATCCTGCCGGCGTCAACTCCGACCGCGAGACCGTGCTGCTGTCGTGCTTCGACCTGCGCGAGCAGGACGGCCAGCAGCAGGGCGGTGGTCAGTCTGGTGGGCAGCGCCAGCCGGTTCCGGCCTCACGGCCGGGCGCGAACCGTGGCGGCGGGGCACCGGCGCCGGGCGGCATGGATGATGATATCCCGTTCTGAGGTCAGCCATGAAGGAAACGGATTTCATGCGCCGCTGCATGAAGCGGGCGACCGAGCTTGGCGCTCGCCTCTGGCGGAACAATGTCGGCACGGCGTGGGTGGGCCAGGCGCAACAGTTCAGGCGCCCGGCGAGTGTCCGCGTCGAAGCCGGTGATGTGTTGATCCGTCAGGGGCGGCCATTCAAGGCCGGCCATGCCGGGATGTCCGACCTGATCGGGTTTGCGCCGGTCACCGTCACCGCCGAGATGGTCGGGCGGAAACTTGCCGTCTATGCCGCTGTCGAAACAAAATCCCAGCGCGGACGGACGAGCGATGAGCAGCAACAATTCATCGATCTGGTGAACCGTTTCGGCGGGCGGGCAGGCATCGCCAGAACCGATGATGACCTGGCCTCGGTGCTTTTCCCCGACTGCTCATTTGAGAATAGCGGCTGACATGCCGAAAGCGTCTGCCGGCTCAGCCTGCTTTTTCGGGATAATGGGCACTTCTGCTGCATCTGCCCTTGCAATTTCAGGCAAATACTGTTGATTTAAAATTAGCAGTTTGGAACGTTGACGTGAGCGATATCGACAAGATCAGAAGCGAGGTATCGCTACCGGATATTGCCCTGTCGATGGGTGTGACGCTGGACCGCAACGGTCAGGAGTTCGAAACCTGCTGCCCGTTCCACGAGGAGAGGACGCCATCCTTTACCGTCTTTCCCGGCCGTGATGGCGTCTGGCGGTATCATTGTTTCGGCTGCGGCGCGAAGGGCGACGTGATCGATTTCGTGAAGGAGATCAAGGGCGTCGAGACGCATGAAGCAATCCAGATTTTGAATGGAGATCGCGCTGCCGGGGCGAATGTCCAGCCGAAGAAAATTGAGGCGCGCGATCCGTATAAGGGGATAACCCTACTCGTTCCCAACAATACGCTTGCACCAAATAGGAATGTTGTCTTACACAATCCCAAGCGTGAACGTAACGGGAACATCAAGCCTTCGGCTGTTTTCCCATACCGGCACGCTGATGGCTCGCTGATCGGCTATGTGCTGCGGCATGACCTGCCGGATGGCGGGAAGGAGACGCCGCAGGTCTGCTGGGTGCGGCTACCAGATGGGCGGGAGTGCTGGTCCAGGTTCCCGTTCCCCAAACCTCGCCCGCTTTATGGGGCGGAACGTATCAGGCCAGAAACCACACAGGTCATTGTGGTGGAAGGGGAAAAGAAGGTTGACGCGATATTCGCGGCGACGGGGCGCATTGCCGTTTCGGCGGCGGGCGGCGTCTATGGCGGAAGGTATGCCGATTGGTCGGCTCTCAAGGGCAAGAAGGTTCTGATCTGGCCCGACGCGGACCCGGAAGGCTTCAAATACATGGCGGAGCTGGCGGAAATTCTTTCCGGCATCGCCAGTGAGTTGAAATTCATCGATGTATTGAGGGAGTGCCATGAAGGAAATGCAGTTTCGGACGGTGGGGGCGTTGCCGGTAGCAAAGGGGCAATGGTTCATACGGGAGGGCGGGGGGCACCTCTGGTTCGTGAACGAGGATCCGGCGGTGGCCCCCATGGCGCTGGTCGACGGGCAGATGCGCGTGATCGTGGACGCGGCCGAGAACCCGGACGCGCCTTTGGTGCAGCAAAGGGAGCTTGCCTGACCTATGCCGACTGGCGGGCTGGAACGCCCGTCCCTAAGGGGTGGGACGCCGCCGATGCTGTGCGCGACCAGTGGAACAAAGCCGCGCTCGATGGCTTCATGCTTAATTGTCGCGTGTCCGCCGTCCCCTCCTGGCCTGATGATCCGATAGAGCCGCCGCCCGAGCCCGATCTGAATATGCCGGTGGACCCGGTGGGCGCCGACGCCATCGACCTGATCCCTAAACCAGCCGATATCGAACATGGCAGTGAGGTTCACATCGCCCAAGTGATGAGCCTTGCCCTTGAGCACTATTGTGGGCCGGTCGTTCACGCGGATGGACGTTTCTGGGCGTGGGGCCCCACCTGCTGGCGCGCGATCCCCGACAAGCACCTGCGGCTCGCCGCACATAAATATGACAATGTGACCGTACAGGGGAAAAACCCGATCAAGGTGGGCCGCACCATGATTAACGGCATTCTCTCCGAGGTTGGCACGATCCTTTCGCATCCCGATTTCTTCAACCGCCCCAGCGTGGCGCTGAATTGCGCGGATACGGTGATCGAGATCGCCAAGGGTGGAGCGGTGACGCTGCGGTCACATTCGCCCGAGGATCGGTTTCGGTTCACGATCCCGGCACGATATGGGAATGGGCGCGATGATGTGCTGCCCGAAGGCTCATATCTGCACCGGCTCGTGATGGGCGCTTTCAGGGACGATCCTGACGCGGCCGAAAAAATTGACCTGATTGGGGAAATCCTCGGCGCGTCGGCGTTCGGTATTGCCACACGTTTGCCCCAGCCAAAGGCGTTCGTGTTCCTGGGCGAGACGGCCTCAAATGGCAAATCCACGATTGCCTCGCTGCTCGAATGCCTGTTGCCCGAGGGAGCGGTGTCGCATATCCCGCCGAGCGCCTATGAGGATGAGCGCAGGATCGTGAACCTGGCCGGCAAGGCCGCGAACGTGGCCGATGAGCTGTCGGCCAACGCCATCGCCGGGGAAACGTTCAAGGCGGCGGTGACCGGCAACTCCATCGAAGGGCGCGACCTCTATCGTTCGGCCGTGACGTTCGTGCCGCGGGCAATCCATGTGTTTACCACCAACACGCTGCCGAGGTTCCATGGCGGTCTGGATCGGGGGCTGCAACGGCGCCTAGTGGTGGTGCGGTTCAATCGCCCGATCCCCGAGAATGAGATTATCGAGGATATCGCAGACCGGATCAGGCACGACGAACTCGATCTGCTTCTGCGATTTTCCATTGAGGGCGCCAGGCGGCTATTCGAACGCCGGTCCTATACTGTGCCGGCATCCTCGCAAGAGGCCCTGTCGAGCTGGTTGCGGCTCGATCCGCTGGTTGAGTGGTTCGAGGAGAACATCGCGCCGGCGTCCGTCGAACCCATTGGCGGGTGGAAGCGAACTTCGGACCTGTTCAAGCACTTCAAGGCCTGGGCGGTGGAGCAGGGCCATGCGGAGAAATTCCTGCCGCCGGTGAACACGTTTTCGCAGCGGCTCAAGGTCATGCCGGGCGTAGTGCTGAAAAAGAGATCGAGCGGGATGCTCGCTACGGGGATTGTGTTGTCCGAGGGCGGCATTCAGATGGACAAAATCGAGCAGGAGGATATTCCGTGGTGACGATGGTGGAGAGAGTGGCGCGGGCGCTGTGCAGGGCTGATGGGAAAGACCCGGATGCGCCCCGCAAGATCAGCGCCTGTGTCGGTGAAATATCGATGATGGAATGGCAGTACCATTATCCATTTATGGCTTTGCGGGCCATCGAGGCGATGCGGGAGCCGACTGATGAAATGGTTAGGGCTGTAGAATCGGCGGAAGATGACAGCGGATACATTGCTGCTGCCGGTGAGCATATCGACTGGGGTGACGCTTGGACGATTGCCATCAACGCTGCCCTCCAAAAAGAAACCCCGACCGAATAG